CCGAGCTTGTCATATCCCATAAAACGCTCATACTGCATTTCTGGTAAGTTGAGGAATGATGGTAGTCGCTTTTTAATTGATCGGTAAAGTCTGATTCCATGGTTACTTCCCAGTACATCTGTTACGCCTAAATATGTTAGGACTTCTTGTGTTTGTTTTCTATCGTCATTTATGTTGCCAACCATCTCATCAATAGTGCCAGCATTAAAACCACCTAGCTGTGGTAAATCAATCTCATCACCAATGCATATAGTCCTATGCGGATTCCATTTAGCCAGGAAGCGGCCAACAGATTTAACAGACTTCTCATTAAAAAATGGTACTTGCAAATCACTTACAAAAGCGATTTTACGCAATTAGTTAGTCCTCATCCTCGTAGGGGTCATGGTCTGGATTAACTGGATCAAAGTCTGGACTAGATGGTGTTAGCCAGTCTGGGAACACGTTTTTATCGCACATTCCTAGAGCTTGATCTACTGGAAATCCTGCACGTCTTAGGCTTAAATAAAACTCACGCAACGATATGGCATAGGTATCTAATTTAGTATTAATCTGCTCATGGGTGTATTTACCCTTGCGCTTATTAACCTTTTTACGTTTGCGTGCGGTAGCCATGTTGCTATTGTCGCTTATTCATGATAAGGAATAGATCATCAACACGCTGTTCTAATCTAGTTAATTGATCTTTCATGCTAGAGCCACCATTAGGTCGTAACTCATTTAGCCAACCTTTAACTAAAAAACGTAATCCTATTAGTACGCCTGATAGCACGGCCATAACGCCAGCGCCAAAGCCAGCCCATTCCGCTGGGCTCATTTTTCATTAGCACCGACACCATATGCTGTATCGGATTTATCTAGAGCCCTAGCTGCTGGACCAGCTAATGCTGCAACTACTACAGACAGTGCTGGATCTAAACCTAATTCATTACTTGCTAAAAATGTTAAAAAAGATACTAATACCCCACGTGCATAGGATTTTAGTATTGCTTTCTGCTTCTTTGTTATCTTCATATTTTTCCCCCTAGTAGTGGTATATCAAATGGCTTACCATTTTTGTCGCCTGACTTTGTAAAACTAATATGGATGTGTTTTTTATGTGGGTTAATGCCACGATACCTGCGCCACTTAAATCCCATAATCCTTGAAGCTATAAAGCCATTATGGATTACGTAAGATATGCGCTTATCGGTTTTAGCACAGACTCTGATCTGGTCAGCCAGATATATCGAGAGCTGCTCGGATGAATCCAAACGAGAATCAATATCAATGGCTCGGACGACCCCAGATTTGTCTGGATTATGATCCGATTTACTGGCGGAATGACGAGCATCACCAATCCACCCATCACTGGTAGAGCGGCGATCTGGATACCAGGTATCAACCTGATCTCTTAACTGCACTCCAGCTGCGCATAGCCAGGGCTTCATTACTCAGCTGATAATTCTTGCTTAGCAATCATTTCATCATAAGCAGATTTTAAGCCTGACCAAGTTGTACCATCTTCATTTTCAATAATGACGCACTCAACGCCATCTAAGCTTAAATAAGTTTCCATTTATAACTCACATCCTGTAAATAGAATCTTTGATCCTTGTATAATACTTAATCTTGCACCTTGACCTTGTGTAATTGTATGCGAAGCAGTTAGACCACCACAATTTACTCCAGCCGCATCAAAAACAGGAGTCATATTTGTTGGTGTGTTTCCAGCAAATGCTTGAATTGTTCCTACAATTGTTATACCTGTTGGTGCTATCCTTGTTTGAACATGAAATGGAATTGTAAAAATAGATGTGTTTGTTAATGCGGCATAGCCAATATAGTATTCAACGGAAGTTACATTGTCTGGACCAAAGCAAGGTAGATACCTTTGGCAAGCGGCTAACTCGCCTTGAAATGTGCCACCTGCATAAACAAAGGCGGTAGCGGATGATCCCACTTCTAATTTAGATTCTGCAATATAAAGAAAATCACCAAGCGTAGTATCAGTTACATCTGACCAAATAAACAAAATAAGGTTTTGTGTACTTGCAGTATCTACGGCAGCACTTACAGAATATGTGGCATATGATGTAGTTAGATTAAGATTTACTGGGCTGTTCTCATAAGTAGCATTAGCAATCAAAGTAGGGTTTGTGCCTTCTGCACCCCAAGCACTTATGATGTCGCTAGTTACTGTGTCGGCTGTGCCTGACCAAGCCACAATGGCGGCTTTAACATTATCTAATTTAGTCGTAGCAGATACTTTAGCCTTAAAACTAAAGGTAACTGTATTACCAACTAATCCGATTACATCTTTGTTTTCTATAATTGTTGCAATACCAAATTTTTTATTTACAGTTTCTACATCTAAAGCAATAGCAAACTCACCATTAGTAGGTACTGTTGTAGTTTCTTGAGTAACATCTATAACATCATTTGTATCGCTAAGAATATACCAGCGATCTAATGTATAGGCATCATCATTATTGGCACCACCAGTTGAAGTAAAAGATGTGCCACGCTGGGCAACAGCAAAACCGCCATTTATTAAATAGTTCTTATTAACAGAAGCAGCAGCAGAAGTGTCTATGTTTACCCATGCAGCACCATCATATTTGTAAACAGCATCATCACTTTTAAGATAAGACATATTACCTTCTTGTGGTGATGTAACGGCAGCTGTGCGAGCTGCGGCATCAGCAAAGACCCACACGCCTTGCATTAAATAGCCATCTACATCGGCTGCGGTTAATACCTCGCCTGTAACAAAATCCTTAAACCCTAAACCTGCTGCCATTTCTACTCCTTAATAACTTAGGACATTATAGTCTAAAGTGCCATAAATGCTATTATTTAGGATAAAAGCGTCTATAACTGGCTCTAGTGTCGTGAACGTGGTTTTCCAACTATTCGGGGTTATATTCATCCGTACCCCAAAAATCTGTAAAGTTTTCTCTAAAAGTGATCCACCTGGCTGGGTAGTCTTAACTGTAATTGGATCAAAGAAGTCTAGGCCTAAGGCAGCTACTATGCCTGAATTGTAACTAGGTGTGTATAGGTCTAGGACTATGGCATCCACACGTATAGAGGTTTCTTGCCTAGAGGCGATATAAGCTTGAGCATAATCTAAAGCTACGGCATCTGATTGCATTAATAAGTTATCTAAGAAATAACTATGCAAAAAGTATTTATCTATGCTGGCTTGATTTAGGGCTACCTGTGGGCTACCACCAGCTCTAGTAATAGTAGCTTTATTAAATACCAATACGTCATTTAATATCCAGGTTGCATCAAAGTAAGATATACCAGATCCATCATCTGCAAACACTGTAGGTGTGCCACCAATAGATCCAGCCGTTACGCCTCGATCTTGAAATACAAAGTTATTATCGGCATCAACATAAATAGCACCATATTCAGAATTGGCTACAGTAAATAGTGCTTGTAATGCCGTGCGGTTAGTGCCTGGATCTGCCTGTAATGTAGTAAGACCTGGATCAATATCTCGTTGAGATACTGGCCATGAAATCTGATCTAAAATATCGTCTACACGTGCACCTGATAATTGACCAGCGCTAGTGCCAGCCACTGTGCTTATCTGTGCTAACTGGGCTAATCTAAAAGCATCTACAGCTTGTATAGTAGTTATTGCTACACCTTCTCCATCATCTGGATAGGTTGTAACATAACTTGTAATGTATCCTGCAAACACAGGATAAGTTACTGATCCATAAGTAGCCGTAATCTGCACCTTTTTCATAGGCGTTAATAAATTGTAATAAGGCCCAGATACATTTTGTGGGTTAAAATCACCATTTTGATCTGTTATGCGTAAAGTAAGCGAACCTGTTTGGAACTCATCACTAAGAGCAGTACGGCCTCTATTAGTTTCTATTCTGTTTACTTGATTAGATACATCTACAATTACAGATGCTGAATCTGCTAATACGTTTGTGCCTAAAATACCTGTATCTAAAATCATGGCCTGGGCAAAACTAGGGCCAGTGCTAAAGTTAATTACAGCATTAATTACTGGTACTGTCATACTATAAATCCAGCTGGTACTGTGCTATAACCATTACGTCCAGCTAGTTGAATGCTTTCTGCAATAGCCTGGCTTAATTTATCACCACTAGCATCTACTGTTAGATTGATTGTAGGTGATGAGGTTCGCTGTATTCCTGCTAACAATTCTTGGAGTCCTGTAACGCTAGGTCTAGATTGCTCTAATAGCCCAGATATGCTACCTCTTAAATCTTCAAAAGTACCTGGCTGAGTAGGTGCTATTAATTGTTGTAATCCGCTTACGGCTGGTGCAGCATAATCAAGAATCATTCTAGTTTCTGTGCGTAATGCGCCCATACTTAATTCTTTTAATTTATCTACGCTAGGTTTAACATTATCTAATAAATCTCTAATTGCTTTTCTAAATGCCTCGGTTAATTCTTGTGCAGCTTTAGCCGCTTCCATTTCTGCCAGTATCTTTTTAGCCAGTGCTTCATTGTTGTCTAGGATGGCTAATTGCGCCCTAACACGTAATTTAGTTTCTGCATCTACAGCTTCATTTAGAGCTACATTTAAGCCTATACGCTCTACATCAAACTTATCTTTTAGCTGATCTACGGCTGTCTTTTTCTTTAATTGATCGTTTTCGGCCTTACGTAATGCAACAGAGTTTTTAATAGCTCTTTCTTCCAGTTTTCTTTGTTGAGCATTAACTCTACCTGCGGTTCTTTCTTGGCCACCACGATCTTGCTGTGGCATAGCGCCTCTACCAATTTGTCTAAGTCCGCCAATATACGCCCCGATAACTGGGATATTTCTAACATCAAATATATTGCCAACGCCAGGCACGTTTGTTAAATCTTTTAATTTACTACCTACTTGTCCTAACCCTACAACTACTTCGCTTATAGCTGTGGCAAAGTTTTCCATGCCAGTAGTTATGTTTTCAATACTGTTATCATCACCTAAAGCGGTTAATGCATCTAATAAACCTTTGCCAATAATTTCTTGTGAGTTGGCTGCGGCAGCGGCTAGTAAATCCATTTTTCCAGCATAAGTACCTAATCTGGCTGCGGATTGACCTGCAAACTTTTCATTAAGTTTGGCCATGATTTTATCCATGTCGCCACTTTTTAGTAAGGCTTTATCTAGTCCAGCACCTAACCTGCTAAGGCCTGTAGTATTCCCTGCGTATGCACGGCTTAATGCTGTTGTCACCTGTGATAAAGATCGACCTGTGGCAGCTGATACATTCATAGCTGTATTTAGGGCATCTTGGCTCATTGTAATTGAGCCTGTTATTGTTAGTAATTGCTGAAAGGCTGGGCGTAATTCATCATCTAATACGCCTGTAGTTTTCTGTAGGTTGGCGATATAAAGCTCTACGCTTGGCGAACTAAACTGATAACCAGTATTCTTTAATTGTTGCTCTAATGACTTGGCAGCCTTCTCATCAGCCATAAACGCTTGTACGGCTTTCTTGCTGTAATTAGTTAAGGCTCTAACGCTAAAGGCTGTGGCGAATACTTTGGCAAAACTTTTTACTTGTTTTTCAAAGGTACTGATTTCTTTCTTGCCTTTTTTTAATCCTTTATTATCAAAGGTGCTAACTGCACTGACAATTAAATTGGCCATTACGCTGCCTTACCTAGTTGGGTCTTTTTATTAAAATCTGTTGCCACTGTATCAATAGCCTTAACCACAGCAGGTATAACTTTGTTGGATTCTTCAAACCAGGCTCTGTAAATTAAACGGCCTTTTTGTTTGCCTTGGCCTTTCATCTGGCTAATAGATTCGGCAGATTCTATAAAATTAACACCAGCATTAGGGTTAAGACTTTTAGAATCAGAAGACCCTCTAGGGTTTTTACGGCCAGCAGTTTCAAAGATTGCGCCAGGTGCTGATATGTTGGCTACATAAAATGCAGCTGCAAAACCTGATCTATTACGTCTATTTGTACCAGCATTATATTTAATAAGGTTTTTTGCTAGTGAATAATCATAAGGTGGGAAAGGTCTAAATTTAACTGTATCAGTAGATTGAGTACCTTTACCCCAGCCACTTAATACTTCATTCTGTTGTGGTAAATAGCCACGTGCTTTATCTCGGACAATAAGCATGGCTGTTTTAATATCTTTAGACATTTGTTTATTAAGGTCTGGCTCAACTTTATTTAAGGCTTTTTGAAGTTGCTTAACGCCTGTGACGTTTACTGGCATTTTTCAACTCCTTAGCTCTATCTGAAAGTACTTGGATTATTGCCCTAAGCATTTCAGCATCCATATTGATAAACTCGCTAGGCGGAATCCCCAGTTCTACCGATAGGCTGGCTATCGTATAAAGTGTTGAATCCCGCTGCGCTATTTTTTTTCTTCGTCTAATACCTCTACAGTATCTAAGCTGTCTATAAACTCGATACCAAATACAGGTACAGTTACGTTAGCCCTACGTAAACACTCATGCGCTAACCAATAA